TAGTCCTCGAGTCGGTGTGTCACTTGTCGTGGGTTGGGTACGGGTGCGGATTCGTCGACGACCATCGTCGAGAAGACCATCGGTTCGAAGATCGCTTCAACCCAGACGAGGGTGACGTGACGCTCGCACTGGTCGATACACTGAAGCAGGTCGTCGGCGTAGGCGCGGAGATCGTGGATCTCGAGAACCGCGGCACCCGCGGCGCATAGCGTGTTATAGGCGTGGTGCGTGTCGACGCGGAGCCGTTCGAAGTATTCGTGGGGGATGCAGGTCACGACGCTTCGGGAGTCTCCGTCGGTGGGGCTGGTGCCGGCCGTTGTTCCTGCTCGAGGATCATCCGGTGCATGACGTGTGCGGCTTGTCGCAGGTTCCCGGTGGCGAAGAACGACGCGTCGCAGGTTCCCGGTGGCGAAGAACGACGCGGCGACGTTGTTGCTGTCGCCTTCCACGGGTGAGGAGACGAGGCAAGCGACGTGCAGTCCGGGTTGTCCTTCGCGCATATCGTCGAAGGTCTTCTTGATCTCGTCGATGACCGCCTCGAGTGTCGGGTGTGCGGTTTGCTGGGGTTTCGGTTCGTTCATGCGTTGCTCCTTTTAGTGTAGAGTCTGCCGTCCGAAGACGGTGTCGAGTATCTGTCCGAGTGTCCACACGACTTCGAAGTGTCCCCGCCAGGTGCGCTCGAACTTGATCTGGTTGGGTGTTCGCTTCGCCTTCGCGCTCTTCTTGATCTCGAACAGGTAGGTGCGGTCGCGGTGTCCGACCGCGATGTCGCACGGCTCGCGCAGTATTGCGACGGAGAGCCCGATGTCTCGCAGGGCTTTGACGATCTCGACCTGGTTGCCATCGACTGCGGCGTTGTAGCGGGGGACGCCCATCAGAGTTCGACCAGGTCCGAGATCTCATCCGCCAGCGGTGTGAGTGAGGACTCGTGTCGCGGGAGTTTTGAGGGGAAGCCTTCCTCCGCTCGGTACTGCCGGAAGAGCTCGACCGAGTAGTCGTTGAAGCGCTCTTCGATTGGCCGCTCCTCTTCAGGCCGGTTGGCGCGCAGGTCGTCGGCCTGGGCTTCCCGGCAATTCTTCACGAGGACAGCGAGCGGGGGGAACGACTGCTGCTCTCTCGCGGCAATCGTTCGCTCGATGCCCTCGCGAACATGCTTGATCTTGAAGCCGAATTTCATCAGCTTGGTGATGTAGAGCTCTGTGCGCTTGGCGCTGGATCCGTTGGGGAAGAAGTCGGCCAGGTGCTGGAACATGTCTTCCCGGCGGTGGTCCTGGGGGTACAGGTTGTCGCGGTAGTGAGCCATCAGGTTGCTCCTTCGGCTTTCGCCTGCGCCGCGACCTCCGCCGCGCCCTTGTCCTTCAGGTCCTGCAGCCACTCGCTGTGCTCCCGTATGCTGCGCTCGGTGGCCGATTCGTAGCCGGACTTCAGGGGAGCGTCCGAGGTGGTGGTCTTCCCCTTGCCCTTCGGTCTCTTGGGTTTCTCGCAGTGGGCCCGGTAGTAGCGGAAGGCGAGGGCCGCGAGTGCGGCGGCTCGGTTGGCGGTCTTCTTGATGTTCGGATCCTTGAGGACCTCGAGCCCCATCAGCCCGAGGTTCTCCTCGAGCCAGCTGTTCTTGACCTCCGGGGTGCCGGGTAGCTCTGCGATCGACTGCAGCAGGAGCGGCACGCTGACCCAGTCGGGGATCTGGTTGCCCTGCCCCGAAGCCTCCAAAATCCCGCCAAGGCCAGAGAGAGAGAGAGTTCTTGTCTGCGTCTGCGTCTGCGTCTGCGTTCTCCCCCGTTTGCGCCACATTCGAGGGTGAGCAGAGCCCACCAAGGTTCTGTGTTTCCGCGAACTTAGGCCAGTGGATCAAGACGAAGTCGCCTCGAAGTTCGACAGACATCGACACGACATCGGCGAGACATCGAAGCGACTTCAAGGCGATGTCGGCTCGATGTTTGCCCGATATGCGCATCATGGTGGGTTTATCCAACACCGTGTGACAGGCCTCTTCGGGTGATTTCCCGTCCCGCGCCCAGCGGTCGTTCATGTGACAGAGCAGGAAAACCAGCGTCGTCACCTGATCCCGCGTGAGCTCCTCGTGGACCAAGCGAGTCTCAACCTTCACCCACGCCTTGCGCGCATGCTTGCTAGGCATCGCATCGCCCCATGAAATCATCGACCGTCGGAACCCGGAAGAGCTCGCGGCACCCCCCAGCGCGCGAAGATCGTGGCATCGCGGCCAGGGTCGCTTGCTCGAGCAGTCGGCACTCGGGCTCACTCGAACAGGCGATCACGCCCATCAGCTGCCACAGGTCCGCACCCTGGTATTCGTTGCGGAGCTCGCGAATCCTGCGCGAAAGCCGAATCGTGGAGCCGATCTTGATCAGCAGCGGGCTCAGGTCGGGCCCGAAAACTTCAATCCCCATCGCGAGATAGACGCACGGCCCCTCGATGGGGCGCGTCTCCCGCGTGAATCGAACAGGTACTCGTCTTTGAATTGCCATTTCCACCCCCCACGTAGAATGTGTCTAGTGGCCGGAATCACCCTCTCCCGGCCGGCTCCTGGTCGCGACCGGCAAGACCCGCCCATTGCGGGGCGAGCTCCCGTGCGCGCTTCTGCTTCACTGTGGCGTTATGGGGCAGAGGCTCGAGGTGCTCCTCTGCTGGACGATCGGGCCTCGGGCGGATGCCCGGCAGGTCCGGATGGTGCTTCTCGAGGCGGCGGCCCTTCCGGCCGTCGGCCCTTCCGGCCGTGCCTCCTGCGCTGTTGCTTTGCCACCGAGGCGGCACCCCCCTATGCGGCGCGTGCTTCTCCGCGGAGCAGATCGTGTGCGCCGTAGCCCATCTGCGAGAGCTCGGGTCCGTAGGTGTCCCAGATCTTCAGCGCTGCCTCGGCTCCGATCAGGTACAGGCCCGTCTCGAGCTGCGAGATGTAGGCCTCGGTCAGGTTCGACTCGTCCGCCATCCGTTGCTGAGTCAGCGCGTGGCGGTCCCGCAGATCCTTGATCACATCGTTGCCGTCTAGTTTTCGCATGGGCTCACAATAACCGGGCCCCCCAGGGGTGGCAAGGACTTGGCCGCGGATTCTTCTTGTGGTGCACCGCTGCCTCACTTATAGTCTACCGATGGACGATACCTCACAAGGGAGGATTCAATGGCAGTACCGATGAACCACCAGGAGCTGATCCTGAACGCCGAGAAGGCGCTCGCGTGCGTCCTCTCGGAGGGGATGCGCGTCGACCTGCTGCTCGACAACGACGAGGCCCTGCGCAGCTCATTCGAAGCGCGGCTTGTCGTGCGCGGCCTGGTCGACCGGTGCGGGATTGCACCGTCACCTGACGAGGGATCTCAGGATCCGGCCGGCGTCGAGGCCGAGGTCAAGGCAGCGGAGTTCGCCGTGTTCGACAGCAGTTGCCGCGCATGCGACCGCCCATTCAGCGACGACGTGCGGCAAGCGCCGCGCGACGGTGACCAATGGCCAGTGTGCGTAGAGTGCGCCACGGGGGATACGCGATGAGCCAGTTCCACCCCGAGAACTACTTCGAAGCGCTGGGCGCGCTGCAGGCGTCACGCGATCACGCCGCCGACGAGCGGTCTGTGGCCGACAAGTTCCGCGACAAGATGGAGGGTCGCGCGAAGTTCCTCGAGAACACCGGCCGACACTGCAAGGAGACGGGCTGTGAGGATTGGGCCCAGTACCTGCGCGCAGCGATGGAGATCTGGGAACTACTCGGAGTCCGCGCCGCGTGGATCGCTTGCCACCGCGAGCTCCCAGTGGGCTGCAACAGTTGCGGCCACCTGCGGGAGACCGAAAACGAGATCTGCGCGGGCTGCACCGCGCTCGAGGAGGCGTCATGATCGAGTTCGTCCAGTCCAGCTGGCCCGTCATCTGCATTCTCGTCGGTGTCGGGTTCACCTGCGGTGGAGTCTTCGGCTACAAGCGCGGCTATCGGTCGGCAACTGCAGACCACTACAGCCCCGCCGCTCTGCAACAAAGCGCTGCAGATCTGGGCGCTACGGATTCCCCCGACGGAAGTTCCTGAGGGGGAGTGGCCGGCACCCTAGTAGATGGGGTGATGTGCCGGCGGGGCGTCTCGAGCGTGCGGCGGTTTGGCGATTGACGCTGCTCGAGGCGCCCCATTCTCATTTCTGGAGGTGACACTGATGGCATACATTCCCGACGCGGCCGAGTGGCTCGCGCATTCCAACAGCCGGCAAGAGTGGCTGCAAGCTCGTCGCACCGGCATCGGTGCCAGCGAGATCGCGGGCGTCCTCGGCGCCGGCCGCTGGTGCTCGGCGCTCTCCGTCTACGCGGAGAAGGTCGACCCGTTCCCGCCCGAAGAGCACCAGGACCACGAGCGACTCCTGCTCGGTCAGCTCCTCGAGCCCGTGATCCTCGAGCGCTACGCGAAGGTGACCGGCCGACCGACGAAGTCCTACGGGCACCTGCTCCGCTCGAAGCAGTGGCCATGGATGCTCGCCACGATGGACGGGCTGAGCGGCGACCTTAACGAGCCGGTGATCCCGGTCGAGTGCAAGAACACCCAGGATCGCACGGGCTGGTCGAACGGTCTGCCCCGCGACGTGTGGATGCAGGTGCAGCAGCAACTCGCGGTGGCGGACCTCCCCATGGGCGCTGTCGCGGTGCTGCTCGCCGGGTGTGAGTTCAAGACGATCGACGTCACGCGGGACCAGGAGTTCATCCACGACGTGTTGGTGCCGGCGGGCGAGGACTTCTGGACCAACGTCAAGCGCCGCGGTCCCCCGCCGCAGGCCGACGGGAGCGAGGCGTCGCGGGTGGCCGTCAACAAGATGTTCCCCGAGTGCGACGAGACGACGATCGTGTTGCCCGACGCATTCACCGAGTTCGGCGATGAGCTCGAGGCGATCAAGGAGCGCCAGGAGGTCGACAAGGCACGGCGCGCGGAGATCGAGAACCAGGTGAAGCAGAACATCGGGAGCGCCACGTTCGGAACGGTTCCGGACGGTGGGGACTTCAGCTGGAAGGCCAACAAGAACGGTGTGCGCACGCTGCGCTACCGCAAACCACAGGAGTAAACATGGATCAATCGAATGCACTGCTGTCCCCAGCCCAGCGGATGGACGCGGCCAAGAAGTGGCTGCTCGGTCCCGAGATGCAACAGAACATTGCTCGAGCGCTGCCGCGTCACATCTCCGCGGAGCGTGTCGCGCAGCTCTTCTTCGTCGAGGCGCGCAAGACGCCGCGCCTTCTCGAGTGCACGGGCGAGAGCCTGCTCGGCGCCGTGATGGAGGTCTCGAAGCTGGGCCTCGAGCTCGGCACGCTGGGCCACGCTTGGATCCTTCCCTTCAAGGTGAAGGGCAAGCTCACCGCGACGGTGATCATCGGCTACAAGGGCATGCTGGCCCTCGCCTGGCGGTCGGACAAGATCTCGAACGTCTACGGGCACGTCGTCCGGGACGGTGACTTCTTCGAGTACACGTTCGGCAGCGACCCGGTCATCCGCCACACTCCGGCCGATTTCCCTGACCGGGGGAGGCCTACCCACGCCTACGCGGGGTGCACCACCGTGACCGGCGGACAGATCCTCGAGGTGATGGCCATCGAGGAGTGCGAGAAGGTTCGCTCGCGCTCCCGGTCGGGGAGCAAGGGTCCGTGGGTCGACGATTACGACGCGATGTGCGTCAAGACCGCGATGCGCCGCGCGCTGAAGCTGGCGCCCTGCAGCACTGAGCTCGCGCGTGCGATCACGGTCGACGAGGCGCAGGACGCTCGAGTCGATCAGCACCTGGAGGCGTCGCTCGAGCCGATTCCGGCCGCAGGCGACGGCGACGGAGACGCACCGTACCATGCGTGCGAGCAGTGCCGGGCCGAGATCGACACTGACGACGAGCACTACCGGTACGAGAGCAACGACGGCGAGGCATTCCGCTGCGCCGAGTGCGGGAAGAGGGAGGATTCATGAAGACGCGCGACATCATCCTGGCAGCAATCGGCGGCGCGATCGTGCTCGCCGTGATCATCTTCGGCTTCGTCGAGTTCGCGGGCGCGCAGGAGCCGCACCCCGACATCGACCTCGCCCGGCAGGGATCGACCTACCCGTTCCACTGCCAGCCCGTTGAGCCAATCGACAAGATGGTTCAGATCTGTGCGGTGCGAACCGATCAGGTCGAGCCGGTCGAGCTCGGTTGCGTTGATCACTCGACGATCGACACCGCCACGATCACCATCAGTGTGGACAGGACGCCTCACGAAGACGGGAAGATCCGCTGCTATGCGATCGACTCAGAGGGGAACGTCTCGGACATCTCAGACAACGCCGGCGTCGCGGACTTCACTCCGAACGGCAAGCCGCACGTCAAGTGAAGGGTCGAGAGATCGGGAACCTCGGGCTCCACATTGGCGTGGGCGGCGCACTGACCGCTCTCGTCATGTGGCACGTCCTGCTCGTGAACCTGGTTGTGTTCGTGTTCGCGTTCCTGCGGGAGCAGGCGCAGCACCGGTACATCCTGACGAGGAGCAAGGGGTGGGCGCAGGGCGTCCACGCGGTCGAGAAGCGCGGCTTCTTCGACTTCAGCTGGCTGGGCTGGAAGCAGGTGCGGGAGATCCTGCAGTGGGAGCTGGGGTCGCTGGCCGTGTCGTTGCCGTGGTACTTCTTCGGCTAGTCCGCCTCGCTCTCAGCGCCGATCGCGGCGTTGACCGACACACCGTAGGCCTCGAGATAGTCGATGCGATTGGCGAGCTCGGGAAAGCAAAAGGGGGCGCACTCTTCGTTCAGGCTGAAGATGTGCGCCTTCTGCTTTGCGACCGCCGCGTAGTTGACCCAGTCGCGCTTCTCGGTGAAGGCGTGGAACCCGCAGACGTCATTCGATGCGCAGGAACTCAGCATCGGAATCGCGATCACGGCCGCGATGCTCATCAAAACTTTTGTCCTGGCGGATCCGCGCGCCGCGCTCTGCTCGCAAGATTTCATTCGCATGCTCGAGCTCCCCTGTCCGCTTTCGAGTGCGAGCGTACAACCCCCACCCGGCTGCCGCGAGTAGAGCGAGCAGCCCGATGGCGGTCATTCCCTCCCACCCCATCAGTCTGTCGGTCCGCCGCGGAGGCCGATCTTGTTGACCCACTTCCACATGGTATCGGCCCACTTGTTGTCGGACGTGTTAGGCGTGATTCTGGCGATAGCCGAGAACAGCCCGAGCACTGCGAGCAGCACCGGGACGAGTAGCACCGGGTTCTGAATGATCGTTTCCAGCATGGCTCCCCCTATTGGATTCGCTCGAAGTGTCCGAGGTCGAAAGGTTTGTTGATGTCGTGGAGATCTCGATCGCCATCCCAGTCGCCACCCCACTTGATCCGGATCCCCATCGACTCTGCGGCCATCATCATGTAGCCGGCCAGGTAGATGAATTCGTTCTCGTTATCCCAGCGGATGTGCGGCTTGTCGGGGAACCAGGGCGCGATGTCGATCGCGTTGGACATCGGTTCATCCGGCTGGCCCTGGTGCAAGATGCGGTGGTTGTGCTTCGAGGTGGGCCAGGGCGCGTTGCTGAACCCGTTCAGATAGGCCTCGGTCTGCGGCCCCTCGCCACGAAATCCCCAGATCACCGCGAAGTCATAGTAGGGGATCACCGAGTTGCAGATCTTCCGGAGATCCATGTGGCACGTCTCGAGTCGCTCGATTGATCGTCGTCCAAAGCTCGGCATTATTCCAGAGGCTCCATCTCGGTTGGCCGGACCTTCGGCGCTTCGATGCGCTCGTTGACGCCACTCAGCTCCAGCAGTTTGTTCATCTGCTTGACGATGAGCCCGGTCTGCGATTCCCCGATGCGCTGGTTCTCGTCGATCTTCCGCATGTTGCGGTCCATCTTCGTGATGTTCTCTTCGATCTGTGTGTCGCGGGCGTCTGTTTTGGTGTGCTCTTCTTCACTTGTCACCTGGGCGTAGCCGAGCCACGCCACGGTGCCGATGGTCGAGAGCGTGGAGAGGATGAAGAGCTTGCCGATCCAGCCCCAGTGAATGGGCAAGGCTACGTTCTCGATGCAGTTGATATGCGGAAACGGCGGCTTGTCAGGCATCGTCCTGTCCCCCGTTCTGGGGCAAGCATCCGGCTCCGGCACTTTCCAGTCTCCTAGCTATATCCCCAGACATAGTTGGTCCTGTTTTTCAAGCCCGCAATTGGGCATTCGCCTTACTGTTCTTCAGGAAAGACCAAGTTGAAGTCGATCATATCCTGCTGGTGCTGGAATTTCGAGTCGATCATTCGTTGAGTTCCCGATGTGTTCCGCTTGAAGTTCCGCATGCCCTTCTTCGCGAATCGCTTCAGGCATCGCTTGTTGCCCCACGGATCATCAGGGTTCGTGCGAGTGAGCCGCAGCTCCTCGCAAAGCGTGTCGAAAAGGAACTGCTCGGGCGCGTCGAAAGTCACCGTCACATCGTCAGCCGATGCGGGGACCGAGAAGAAGAGTAGTGCCAAGGTGGCAACGATCAGCGCATAAAGATGGTTCGGCATGGTGCGGGTCCTCCGGGTGTAGCGGTTGGCGTAGCGGTTGGCGTAGCAACTGGTGTCGAAGTCGGCGTGCCCGTGGGCGTCGCGGTCGGTGTGGATGTCGGCGTCGCAGTTGCAGTCGGTGTGCTCGTCGGAGTGCTGGTTGGTGTCGCAGTCGGCGTGGCAGTAGGCGTGGCGGTCGGCGTGGCCGTGGGCGTGGCAGTCGCGGTCGGCGTCGAAGTCGGCGTACTCGTTGGGGTACTCGTCGGCGTGCTGGTTGGTGTCGAGGTCGGCGTGGCAGTAGGTGTGGCAGTCGCGGTGGCCGTAGGCGTCGGCGGCACATCCGTGGGCGTTGCCGTCGGGGTTGAAGTCGGCGTGCTGGTGGCCGTGGCTGTCGGAGTCGGCGGTACGTCCGTGGGCGTCGCGGTCGGTGTTGCCGTCGGCGTGGCCGTGGCAGTCGGCGTCGAGCTCGGCGTTGAAGTCGGAGTGCTTGTCGCGGTAGCAGTCGCGGTGGGAGTCGGTGCCACCTCTGCCACCCGCCACTCTACGGCATCGTAGGCGCAGGAATCTCGCTTGGTGGGCGCCCCGCCAGCCGGGAGGCACACGATCTCGACACACACATCGCCCGCTGCACTCACGCCGGTTGAAGTCCAGGCTTCGGTTAGCAGCACACCGCTCGTGCTGGTGATGTCCTGAGCTACGCCTGACTCGTGGAGATCAGCGCAGTTGGTCCCGTCCAAGATGTCGAGTCTCACCTGTGCCTGCCCGGTCCCCCCGTGGCTCTCCTTCAAGTAGATTGCGAACACTTGCGCATCGGTCGTGTTGTCGAGCGCGGCGGTCGGGTCGGTCAGGTTCATGATGATGTGATGCGCGGAGTTGCTGGCGTTCGGATCGCACCAGTCACCACCAGGGGAATCAGGATCATCGTCCAGCGTGCCGTGTGCGGTCGAGGTGGTGCAGCTTCCATTCTCCGCAACGGTCGTGCCGTTGGGCTGCTGTTGAGAGTCAGCCAGGGCAGGCCCAGCCAGGACGATCAGCACCAGGGCGAGCCACCTCACAGGATCGCCTCGGGGTGGAAGCAGATCGAGACACGCTCTGCGGTGACGACGGTTCCGATGTCGAAGTCGAGCCGATCGCCTGCCGCCAGGGTTGCGCTATTGGCGAACGACGTGTCGGAGGTGCCGGTCGAGACGGCGCAGGAGATGTCGGAGCCGTTGATCCCGAGCGGTGTACCGTCGTCGATGTTGATGTCGAGGCCCACCGTGCCCGCGTCCGTTTCGCACCAGATCTCTTTAATCGTGACCGAATGTGTCGCACGCCAGATGCTCTCGAGCTGTTCCCCTGTGAGTGGCGCATACAGGACGGTGCAGACGGGAGGCATGTAGTTGAGGACGTAATCTTTGGCTATGTCGTCACTTGAAAAGACCGGCTCCGTTTCGGTGCCCACCTCTGCAATCCAATATTCTCCGTAGCCATCGAGCGTGAAGCCGCGCGCCCCCTTCTTCGCATACCAGAAGCCGCCATCCATGATGAGCGCACCGGCATCGGTGTTGAAGCCGAGGTACGTCACATCGACCGAGCCAAAGGTTAGCGGGCCAGCGCCGAAGCGGTCGAAGGTTATGGAGAACATCGTTCCTTCAGCGTAAATATCGCCAAGCACTTCAAGGTCATCTTGCACGCCGAGATCGGCTCCGGTTGCGGAGGTGTTGCAATCAATGTGCGTGAAGTTTTCGGAGCAGAGGATGTTGTCGCTGATGTTGTTCATCGTGGCAGCAGGGCCGATGACCATAGAGCGCGGGTTGTAGGTGGCCCGGTCAGCGCCTTCCGTTGGCATGACGAAGCGCGGGACACCGTTCGATCCCATGAACAGGAACTCTACGAAGGATGCTGGGGCCGTGGTGTTACGGAACATGAAGATGTCATCGGTTGCTACGCCTGCCCAGCTGGAGTCAGCCATGCCGATAGAAGCTGTGCCGAGTCGTAGCTGCCCACCAACGAGGTCGCCGATGATGGCATCGTAGGTGGGAGTTGGGTCCCATTGGCGGGTGCCCACGTAGTCAAAGGTCTGGAGCCCGGTCCACGTGTGGTCAAACTCAATTCGCGCGAGCTGCCCTTCATTGTTCGCATCGTCGCTGAACATGGGCAGGTTGGGAGTGGCGGTCTTCGTCCAGAAGGTGCCGTACCCCGTGCCGTAGCCGAGGTTCGTGAGCATCTCTTCCATCGCGATGTCGCTGTCGATGACGACGTATCCGAGGTCAGAGAGGAAGTCGTACTGGGTTGGGATCGTTCCTTGCGTGCCGAAGCTCATGATCCCTGTGCCTGCGATTGCATAGAAGTCGGCAGCAACGTACAGACCGAATGTTCCACGACCGAGAGGCGTGATCTCCCAACCAGACCCGTCCTGAATCCCCGTGAATGTGTTGGTTACGCGCGTGGCATAGTCTTGGTTGTGCTCGGTGCTGGTATTGAAGTAACCAATAAGCAGCCACGAACTCGTTGCGGCGTCGTAGATCCACTGTGTGATGTCTTCGTCATGCTGCGCGAGCAGTCCCGTACCGCAACTGATCGTTGCTGCACCACAGTCCCATGTCATCAAGTAATCGGCTCGCACCGTTATCATGGCACCGTCAATGCCACCGACAAGTGCCGTGAAGGTCACGCTGTTGTCGTCGTCAGTGACCCAATTCGTTGCACCACCTACGTCGGGCTCGGTGTCGCCATCAGCAAACACTGTCGGGGCTCCGTAGATCACGCCACCTTCAAGTGTCTGCGGTTCTGTGAAGGTGTTCTTGGTGGCGGTGCTGGCTTTGAGAGCGCCGCCGAGGTTGTTGTTCTCGAAGGCGATGAGGTGCCACTCGTCGCTGACGCCGTTGTAGATCCACTGGCTTACGTCTTCGACCCCGGTAATGAGATCGGCTGTGCCGCATACGAGTTGGGGAGAGAGGGTGCAATCAAAGGTGAGGGTCTGCTCTTTCGTCACAACGATGATGAGCTGGCCGTCTACGCCGCCGTCGAAGTTTTCGATATACAACCCGCCGATCGGAGTGTCGGGAGCACTCGTTACGCCGTCGGCATCGCAGAAGGTGTCGGCAGATCCTACCCGCTGCGGAACTTGGGCTGGAACAGAGAGCGCGTCAAAGTCGCACAGTCCATCATTACTACCGGAGCATTGTACGTCGCCATCGTTGCAAGGACCGCCAGAGCGCGAGTTGTAAATATCCACACAGTGCGAATCGTAGTTGTCCGTACACTCGTAGCTATAGAAGAACACGCCGTTTGATACGTTCGGTGTGTCGTCGTCCTCGATGAAATATTCAACCGAGCCTACGTCCACGTAGCCGTGGAATTTCGTGTCCTTGAGGTGTGTGATCCCGAACGATTGTGGGTCCACTTCTTGAAGGAACCGATTGCCGTAGCTCTGATCTTGGTCGGTGTAGCTGAGCAGGTTCCAGTAGGTCGATCCTGTCCCGTCGCGCTCGATACCCACCCACACCGCAATATCTCCAGCGCTTGTCGAGATGACGTTGGTTCCGCACTTCAGGTATCCCGCTGTGCAATCGTAATCGGTCTTGCCCATCGACCGGATGTAGAGGACGTGGCCGAACTCGTCGGCCTGAGCTCCGGACCACAGAAAGTTGGTAACCACCACTGGGTTCTCTGCGGTCTCGAAGAAGGTTCCGCCGTCTACGTCGGGGGTAGTGTCGCCCTCGAGGAACCGGATGATGGCGGTGTAGGTAGAAGGCGCCTCGCTCGAGCCTGGCCAGGCGTCGTAGAAGTCGAATGCCGTGGCCGTGAAGTTGAAGGCTGTCCATGTGCCTTTGTGATTCGTCGTGTCGCGGATGGTGACCTTGCGGCCGAATGTCCATGTGCCGCTTCCAGAGTACGTCCCGCCGGCGTTGGTGAATGTGAACGAGTCGTTGGACGTCGCGTTTGCCGCGTTGCATCCAGCCGAGCAGTCGTCGCCCATGAACGCATGCGTGAAGTCGAAGGTCGTTCCGCTCGCCGCCGTGATCGTGTGCGTCCCGTTGTAGTTCGTCGTGCCCGTGACTTCGATCGACTCCCCGGCGATGAGGTAGTGCGTCGCCGATGTGGTGACCTGAACGTCCGATCCGTTCTGCAGGATGGACGACCAGGTGCTGCCCGGCGACACATTATCGGAGGGGATGTACGCGCCGTTCTGGTCTCCACTCCCCTCGACGATGATCTCCTGGCCGGCGCTGTCCGTTGGCAGCTGGGCAGCGTGGGCGCAGACGTCGAGGCCGGCGCAGAGCCGGAAGGATGAGATGGCGACCTGCGAGCTCGTCAGCCCGTGCGTCTCTGCGGTTGTCGCCCGGATGATGTCGTTCGACGGCTCGGCAAACAGCGTGATGGAGTATGGGGTATCCGTAACCTGGAGCTGCCCGTTCACGATCACGTCGTCGGGAAATGTGTAGATGTCGTGGTGTGGGCTGCCGGCGTGATCGTTTGCAACCGTCGGGTCTCCGATGGTCCCGCCAAGCTCCCCATCGAGAGCTCGTCCCTCGAGGGTCTCAGGCGAGATCGTCATCTGGTTTTCCGTTCCAGCATCGACCTCCAGCTGCGTCGCCTTGCGCAATGTCCCGCGCTTCGTTTCGGTAGCGAGCTCGATCTTGGAACCGTCGATGTTGGCAGACGGGGCGACATCGCTGTTCATGATGCTCTGATAGATGTACTCAGGGAAGATCTCGCCAGCCGCGCCGCAGGCGATGATCGGCGACAAGGGACCGTCGCAGAGGGTCAGCTTGATGTCGTCCGAATCGAGGAAATCAGGGTCGGTGGCTTCAACCCCGTTCACCTTGATCGAACTCAGCCAAGGCCCAGGGAAAGTCGGCACCCATGCAGATCCGTCGAAGGTCTGGTTGTCGACGCCGTTGCACTGGACGGAAACCGTGCCGCCGCCGGACGACGACGTGATCCTGACCATTACCCAGTTGCGGGAGAAGTTGATCTCCCACGTTCCAGGATCCGATGTCGATACAACCTGGACGCACCGTGACGTGTCGGAGTCGCTCTCGTCGCAGTCGTACACCTGCACGCCAGCAGGGCCTCCGGCGATGACCACCGTTGACCGTTCCACGCACGCAGAGATGTCCTGATGCGGGCTCGGCGAGTAGCCGTCGACCGTCCATGTGTAGGTGAAGGCCTGGTTGTAGAGCGCCTGGCCGTACTCGTCCGGAACTCCGTCGGCCCACGGCTGCGCGCTCGCTGGGAGCGCGAAGAGGATCGCGGCCAGCAGCAGCAGTCGACGCATTAGGCGACGCCAGTGTAGATGACGTATCCCATCACGATGTGCGGCTGGCGCAGGTCGAGCAGGTTGTTGGCCGCATCGCCCTGCGCGATGAAGTCGTGGTCATGGTCTCCAGCGGGCTGGACCAGATCCTCACTAGCAGGATCGGTCGGAGCGCCGACGCCCTGACCGTAGGAACTATTGACGCTGCCCTGTATGGTGGGGTTGTCCCCGTCAGCCGGGTGGACATGGGTTCCGCTCGTGACGTGTTCATGGTCATGAAGCGGCATCTCGGCCTCGAGAATCTCGTGAGTCTTCTCGCCGCCCCAGGCCTTGTCTCGCTTCTCCTCGATGTCGAGCCCGTTGGTGTAGTCGTAGTCGTCGTCCGGCTCCGATGCGACGCCGGCCGGGTGCGTGGCGTCATCCCAGAATCCGACAGGGACACGGCCCGCCATGTCCGGGACGCGCACGCTACCGATGGTCGGGAGACCGAGCGACGGGTGGTAGTCGTAGTGCCCGATTTGAGTGCCGAGCGGCGAGCCGAGCACCTCCGCCAGCACGGGGTAGTCAGCGATAAGCACCTCTTGGCCATTGCACTCGAGCCACCCCTCCGCGGCTGCTGCTGACTGCAGGCCCGCGGTCATCTTCATGTCGCCCACCGCCGGCTGGGAAGCGAACGCGCTCGGGTCGATCGACTTGGCGAAGTAGACATCGGCGCCGTCGGTGTCCATCGTCGCCGGCACGTTGGTGCCGACGATTTCGACATCGGTGTGCGTCCCACCGAAGCTCGAGGACTTGACGGTGGCCTCCACTGCAGTGATGCCGTTGCGGAGCCGAACGCGCCGGCCCGTGGTGAAGTAGTCGGTCGCGTCGCAGTCCTGGACCTGGAAGGCGCTGGCGTTCAGCTGCACGACCGGCTTCGGGTTGCGAGTCGCGAGGTCCTCGGTGACCGACAGCCACTCGGGGTCGTCGTACCAGGTACGAATCACCGTCATGATCTCGCGGCCCCACCAGTTGATGTCTCCGCCGAACCATCCTTCCGGAGCTCCGTCAGGGACGGCGAAGCCGTTGGTGGAATGAGTGAGGGACCATTGTCCAAGAATAAGTGACGGCATCAGTCGCCTCCAAGTTCGTCTTCAGTAAAGAGGCCGCGTCGCACCAGGGTCTGCCCCAGTCGCACGGCTGCAGCTTCGGCATTGTTGACGGCCGCGCCCATGGTCACTGCTCGATAGATGTCGGCATCCAACAGTGCCGCGACCGCCAGCTTCGCCACGCCCTGCTTGCCGTTCTGTCGCATGAAGGCCTCGACGACACCGCCCAGTGCGAGCACCGCAGTCGTCGCCGTGGGGCTGAGTGTCGAGCCGTAAGATGCGCCGGCCAGATACAGCAGCATCCGCGATGCGATGGCGCCCGTCTTGCCGCCCTGCTTCCCAGCCTTCGACGCGGTGATCAGGTCCTCGAGGTGGCCGAAGCCGCGCTCGCCGAGGATCTCGGTCAGCGCCGCCGACTCGCTCGAGGATCGTCCGCCGAGTGACATGAGCTCGCCGACCTGCGGGCTGCCGGCAACCGACGCCGCCTGCTCGCCCAGTCGACGCTGCAGGATGTGAATCACTGCCGCGCGCCGCAGCGCGATGTCATCGCCGACGCTGTTCATCAGCGAGCGGATCCGCTTCACCTCGGTGACCGACATATCGCTCGAGAGGATTCGCTCGAGCGCCTTGCTCGCATTGTCGCTTCGGCCCTTGCCGATCAGGTACTGGTAGGTCCCGCTGCTCTCGGGGGCTGACTGCTCCACCGCTTCTCGAGCTCCGCGCATCTTCCGCACCGATTCGGCGGCGGGCCCGTACTCGTCGGCGGTCGAGGTGAGGTCGTCGAGCACCTGGTCGTAGGGCCCGTGCAGCTCGTCGTACTGCCCCGCAGCGCCGCGGAAGTTCTCGGCCTCGTGCAGGCCGATCTCGCTGGGAAGGGCAGCGCCATCGCTGAGCACCTTCGGCGTGTCGTCCATGTGAGTGAACCGGTCGAGCAACTCCTCGCTCTTCCGGATGACGGGTTCGGCGCGGCCACGCATGCCCATGGTTTCCTTCTCGGCCTGGCGGCGCGCGCCCTGGTAGGTGTCGTTCATCATCTGGTGGCCACTGCGGACTTGCTCGCCGACATCGACGACCGGGTTGGTCCCGGCCGGCGGCGGCGAGGGCAGGTCGCTGACCAGCTTGCCGGCCTGACGCTGCGCCATGCCCGTCGACTCGGCTGCCCAGTTGCGGCCCAGGAAGCGCTTGACGGCTCCCCCTACGGAGTCCCACGCCTCGCCCTTGCCGAGGTACTCGATCGCGTCTTCCGTGAAGCCACGGACGCCTGGGATCTTCATGGCCATCTTCGCAGCGTGGCGCCTCGAGACCATCGACATTCCGGCATCCGCGAGCATGGATCCGCCCATCTGGGTGCCGCCGCCGAAGCCCATCTGGTTCAAGCCCATCGAGGCCACCTCACCCACGCCGCCGGCCGCTGCCCCGGTCAGGCCTCCAGCCGGGCCACCGAACGGGAGGCCCATGGCCCCGCCGATGGCAGCGCCCTTGCCGAAGCCGCCGGCGTAGTCCTGCCAGTCGTAGTCCGGCGTCGCGCGGTATTGCTCCGGCTTGCCAGGGTAGCCCCTGTCGTGAGGTTGATACCCACCCGACCCATCAGGCCGGGATCCGACTTTCGGGCCCACTGGAGCGCCTGACGGCGGTGGCTTGATCCCCTGGCTGGCTTCGAAGTGAGCGAGGGCCTCCTCTTCGGTGCCGTCGCCGCTGACCGTCGCCACGATCTTGCCGGTCTTCGGATCTCTGATTCTGAACGTCGCCATCGCTTACTCCGGAACCCGCTCGATCGTCCAGCCGCCTGTGGTGGCCGGGGCAGGGGGGGCAGAACCATTTGCCCCACTTGCGCCGCGGGGACCTCGAGCTCCGAAGCGTGCCTCCCAGGCTGCGCTCGCCTTGTCCTTCTGGCTCGCCGGCACCTGGCTGAGATACGCGCGACGGCCCTTCCGGAACCAGGTGTCGAGCTTGACCTGCGCCGTGTCGCTGATCTTGCCGCCGCGGATGAGCTCGGTGTAATTGGGGAAGGTCGTGAGCAGGAACGCGCGCTCGGTCTCGTTGACCTGCGCTCCCGATGTCGCCTTCAGGAACTCGGCGACCGCGATCGTCTTCAGTTGCTCGTAGGCCTCGAAGCCCACATTGCCGGCACCCGTTGCGAGCCGGTCGGCCTTGTTCATCCCGGTCTGCAGGATGTTGGTGTCGCCCTGGCTGGCGATGTCTCGAGCGACCTGCTCGAGGTCAGCGAACGTGCCCTGGAACGCGACGGCCGCAGCCATCTGCTCCCGGACCTTCGCACTGCCGCGCACGACGATTCCAAGCCCTGGCTCCCGGAAGGCCTTCCCGTTGATCACGTCTCGAGCGAGCGGTTCGTCGCCGAGCTCGAAGACGAGCTCGTTGTACTGGTTGTCCTGGCTGGCCGCGGTCCTCTCGTCCAGGCGTCCGCCTTCTGTGAAACTCACCAGCGGCGGCGGCGGCGGGACCGGCATCTCGTTCCCGGTCATCGGTTGCAGCCCGAGCGCCTGGTCGCGTGATCCATAGGTCGCTCCATCCTTGCTAAGAATCTTGACCGGCGCGTACTCGGTCGGGTTGTAGCCACCGGCGGCGGGATACATCTCGCCGAAGATCGCGCTCGCCTTCTCCGCGTACTCGAATGCGCCCTGGCCCATCAGGTACTGGATCGCCGCCTGGCGCTGGTTCGGGTCGCTCATGTCGGAGAAGTTCTCCTGCATGTGCGCCATGATCCCCTGCTGTCGTCGGGTGTGCTCCGTCTGCGCGGCCATCTGCATTTTGCGCATCTCTTGTTCGACGCCCTGCTGTCGCAGCTGCGCGAGCGCGTGAGGGCCTGCCCACGGATTCTGCGCGGCACCCGAGACGCCGGCCGCGTAGGCCGCGCCGCCGAGTACACCAGCCAGTGACTTCATGACGCTGAGCGCCTTCTGGCCTCCGGTGAGCTCCTCTTCTTCTTCCTGCGGTTGCGGCGGGATCATTCCGAACGACATCACTTGCCTCCCATCTGGCTGAGCGGGTTGAACAGGCCACCGATGCCACCCATGAGCGCCTGCCCCCACTGGAAGGGCTGCACCATCGCCACGTCGCTCGAGCTTTCACCCATGAGCGGGTTCGCGCCCATCTGCGACAGGAATTGATCCAGCTTCGCGTAGGGGTACTGGAACTGACGCATCTCTTCGGCTTGCTGGTTGCGAGTGTCCTGCTCGTACTCCATGCCGACCTTGCCCTGCATCGTCGCGTCGGCGTGCTGCAGTTGCTGCATTTGCCCTGTCTGGCCCATGGCCGTCATCATGTTCTGGCGCTCGGCCTGGTAGTTGCCGCCCCAGAGTCGTGCGGCCGTGTTCTGTCCGGCATCGGCCATCGCGTTCGCCATGGCGCCGCTGCCGAATCGGCCACCGCTCGAGAACCCAGACTGCGGACCCGCCATCGCTCCACCGACGGAACGGTCGACAATCTCTTGCATCCACGGATTGGAGTCGGGGTCGAGGTAGGCCCCGCTCATCGTCTTCTGCCACTCCTTCCCGCCGACGCGCGCTGCAGAGTTTTGTGAGTTAGAGGTGCGCATCATCTGGTCGAGCGCGCCCTGGCGCTGGTCGGAGATCCCGACGTAGCCCGAGGGCAGCGAGGCGTCGTCGTTGTAGAGATTGCGCGCTTCGTCTAGCGCGAACTCGCCCTGCTTGCGCATGTGCCTGTTGATGCGCGTGTTCGAATACTGCTCTTGTCGTCCGCCGAATGCTGCGCCCATCAGGCCTCCTCCTCCTGGTCAAGGTCGATCGCGTAGAATGTCGCGATCTCTTCCGCTCCAGGGATGAACCGCTTCCAACCTCGGCGGCCGGTGATTTCCAGCTGATTGAATCCCTTCTTCTTCGCGACGTGCTGCATCGCCGGCCACATCTTCTCGGCCCATAGGTGGATGTGCGCGCCGCCACAGAGACCGAGACTCATCACTCGCCGCTTCGGGTAGACGCGCGCTTCCGCGATGATCACCGCATAGATGCGAGACGCGGGCGGATCCCAGATCAACATGACTTCAGCCATGCCGTCAGTGATCGCCTGCAGCGTGTCCTCGGGCCCGAGTCGTCCAGCCGATCGCTCGAAGACCTGGTCGAGATAGGGGACGATGGTCTCCCACCCGTCGACAGCCTGCTGCGTCGTCAGCACCGTCAACTTGATCTGGTCCGTGTCGATGATCGGGACGACACTCTCGGCGCCTTGTAGTGTCACCTGGTCCATGCTCATCCTGCGATTCTCCTCCACTTCTCGGTGACGCTGTCGTACCAGAGCTCCGTAGACCGCCCGGCGGCCATCGAGTGGTCCGCGACGATCGAGAACTGGTTCACTGCGAGCGATGTCGTCTCGTGCTTCAGCGTGATCGTGAACGCTGACACATTGATCAGAAGCAACCGTCGACCTGGACCGGCCTCGATTCCGGTGAGGTTGTATGCGCCGTCGGAGTCGATGCGGACAATCGAGTATCCGCCGAAGTCGGCGTCGTCCGTGTTGGCCGTCATCGCGTGCTCGAGGTGCGAGAAGCTCACCATCTCGGTCAGTTCGTTGCCGTCACGCGACACGGGTCCGGTCGTGAGATAGTCGACGATCATCCGAAGATGCTCCTCGATGTTGCCCAGGTAGAATGCGGGCGGCTTCTGAGCTCCGACGACTCGACTCATTTCTTCCCAAGCCTCCCCGCCTTGAAGTCGAATCCAACGCAGTCACGGACGGGCCCCACGTAGACAAAGGCTCCCTCGTGATACCGGCCGACGGCGCGCTGCGGACAGACACCGCTAGGTTTCATCTCCGAGAACGACCATGAAGTCCGAGGCCCGCCTGGCTGAACTCGCGCGAGCACTCCGGCTCCGATGGCGACGTTGCTCAGATCCTCTGCGATATAGGACGGCCGAAGCATGCGGATCATCCCGCGCCGGCCTTCGGGTAGTTCGAACTTCCCGGTGTGGATTGTCGACCAGTCGCCGCCGATGCCGCTGTACGACCGGATCAGGTTGTCCGTGTTGAAGTAGGAGAGGACGATGTCCTGGCCGGCGCCGGCGCCGAGCTCGTCCATGTTCTGATCAGCAAGCCCTGTCGGGAGAGCCACGTCCATGTCCAGCGAGGAATAGGTGGCGCCGTCCATACTCAGATCAGTGATGCGCGGCTCCATCGCGAACACGCGCTGGTTGCTCTCGCCCGAGTGCCAGAACTGCTTCAGGTCGTAGTTGTACCCGATGAGCGTGTTGTAGTTTCCGAAGACGATGTCGCCAGCGGTCATCGGGATGGACCACACTACGGAGTGCAACCGCGGCAGGTGAGCGACGGAGCAGTGCGCGTCGGCTCTCGACCAGTCGATTTCGTTTAGAACGGTACGGTCGATCTTTTCGAATCCGATCGTCTGCGTCTGCGCTCCGTTAAAGATCATGAAGCCTTCACGCGACAAGAAGTAGACGAAGTTCCCGACGGCGATCGCCGCGTTGGGAACGACAGCGCCGCGCTTGTTGTCGATCTTGCGGAACGTCCAGAACTTCGGGGCGCCGACCTGGTCGGCTCGCCACACCTGCTTCTGGCGAAAGACTGCGGTGTACTCGGCCGCATCGACGATCTGAACCACCGGGCCACCGTCGCCCTCGAGGATCTGGAAGTCCGACTGCTTGTTGATCGCGTCGGCCGTGGCGATCGTCGGCCAGTCCGTCGGGTCGCCGATCGCGGACCAGTGCAGGGCGCCTTCGCCTTCTGCTCCGCTACCGATGTTGTTGCCGCGCGCCTCGAGGTTGCCGGCCATCAGGAACTCTTTCGCGGTAGCGATCGTGCCGGCGAACGGTGCGTGCGCGCTTATATCGGCGAACGTGCCGCCAGGAGAAGCGGCTCGCTGAATCGGGTCGTTCTTGTTGGTGGCGTAGACGGCGTCACCGTAGACATCGAACTCCCAATGGTCGACGGGCCCGAGCGTGTAGTCGCCGACCTTCGATCGGTCAGTCCATGTGAACGAGCCCGACTCCTGGTAGATCTTGTCGTCGGTCGCCGCGAAGAAGAACGCCTCGCCATCCTGCGTTCGACCGATGAACACGCCGCGCGCTTCGCCGAAGAGCGCCTCGATCTCCGACGTTTCGCGCTTTGGTAGCGGCTGCCATCCGGCCATGGACGGGCTCATGTGGTTGACGTAGAGCAGGCCGGGCGTCTTCACCTGGCGCTGGTCGGGCAGCCATTCTCCGAACTCGACATCCGGCATCAGTACCTCGTGTTGACCTTCCCGTCGTTGAATCCGGAGCGCGGCCTTGCCTCGCCGAAGGGTCGACCCCGGCCGCGAACGTCCAGGCTGATGAGACTGTCTTTCGCTTGCTTATACATCTGCGCCCACACCTGCAGTCGCTCGTCGTCGATCAGATACGGCTGCGCCTCGAGCAGTGACGCATAGAGATAGACATCGGGCGCCAGGTCGAGCAGCCAGTTTGTCGGGTTGTTAGTCGAGAGCTTCGGGACCATCTGGCGGTAGTACATCTGGAACGGATACGTGCCGGCGTCGACACCGGTCGGGTCTGGAGCGAAGAACAAGGACGAACCGATGATTGTGTAGAGACGCGGAATGCCCGATAGCGACGAGACACTCGAGGAGAAGAACAGGTGCTGCGGTCTCGGCTTCGCCAGCAGCCACGGCGAGTGCGACGTGAGGTAGAGCGATCGCAGCTCGAGGAAGTCCACGGGCAGCGGGACCTCTTGCTGGTCGATGTCGCCTTCGAAGATAGTTTCCATCCATCGCACCGAGAGCTCGCGATCGAACCGCGACTCGGCCAGGCGGATGAACGTCGGAATCTTCCCGCTGACATCTTCCTGCTCGAGGTAGTCCTCGATGATTTGCTGCAGCTCCGCGTATGTCTCGAGCACCTAGATCCTCCCAGGGGCCGTCCGTAGGCCGCTCCACTCGTTGGAGTTAAGCCGGCGCACGATTCGCGCCTTGTCTTCATCGTTCCATCGGTAGAAGTCGATGTCCTCTTCGATCATCCACTTCTCGAGAACGGCGAACGGGATCTGCGCAACCTGGACCCAGCTTCGCCCGGCCCACAGTGACCCGCTGAAGTTGTCCCTGTTCCGCAGCGCCGCGTTCATCTCGAGCACTTCGGTGCAGTCCTGCGCGACGTGCTCTTCGATCGAGTGGTTCGCGTTGTCGAGCGTATTGATCCGGATCTTGCGCACGACTTCGGAGTCCTGCGCGGAGACATCTTCCCACGGTGTGTACGCGCCAGGCATTAGCCGATCTCCCGGAGACCCTCGAACCAGAGTCCCGCGATGTCGGCCACGGCCACATTGAACTTCATCAACTTGGCAGTGATCGCGATCCCGTATGCAGCATTCGGAACCGCAACATCAGACGTAAACTGAATTAGGACCTCGTTGGGGTCGTAGTAGGTGTGCCAGGTAGTGCCACCGTCCGGAGAGACCAGGGCAGTGATGATGGCGTCGCCGGAGTCTCTGTCCATGTAGAGAACCCCGCTGGTGAACTCCGACACGTCGATCGCAGGCGTGTCAGCGCTAGACGCGACGGCTCCGAGGTCGATGATCTTGTGCCTCTGCTTGATCGGCATTTCTCGCTCCTTGTTAGGCGACCTCGCGGATGCCCTCGATGTAGCCGGCATCAAGGTCCGCTGTGGTCACGAGTCCCTTGAACAGTTTCGGCATGATGGGGATCTGGTATGAGCGCTCAACGCCGGAAATCGTGAACCGACCGCGAACGCCGTTAGGCCTCATCAGTACAAACCAGGTGCTTCCGCCGTCCGGGGAGCACTGCATCTCGAAGACCGCTCCCGTGCCGTCAATGTGAACGACTCCCTTCGTGAACTCGCCCATGTCGACGGCAGCGGTGCTGCCAGGAAAGGACACGGCTCCGAGCTTTCTGATCGAGTGTCTTCGGTTCGGCATAACACCTCCGGGAAAGTGAGAGGACGGCCCCAGTGCCGGGCGGGCCAGAAACCTGACTTCGGCATAACCCGAAGCCGCCCTCTCGCGAGCCGCTTACGCCGCCAGGTCGTAGACCGCGCCGTGCGCCTTTTCGTTGCACATCTCGAGCGTCCACTCGACCAGCATCTCGCGCCGGATCGAGTCACCGACCTTGGCGAGGTCGAACTGCTGCCAGGGCCGGAGATACGCCACCTTCATGTACTCGGGATCGAGGCAGAAGATCGCGTGATCGACGTTCGCGTCTTCCTGCCGGACGTGCCGGCTGGGAAGAACCCGGAGCTCGCCGAAGTTGCTGACGTAGAGGTCAGCGGTGGCGTAGATCGTGCGACCCGAGCGGTCACTGCGCGTGACGCCCGAGGATCCGATCGTCCCGACACCGTCCATGGTGGAGATCTTCGTCTTCTGGACGGGACCGCAGAGCATCACCGACGGCTTGCCGCCGTTGCTCCAGGCCGACTGGATCACGCCGTCGAGGTTCGCCTGTGTCAGCGCGTCCGTGGCGACGATGGTCCGAATCAACGTGACGCCGACGCCCCAGCCACCACCACCCGAGCCAACATCCTCATAGGTGTTGGTCTCGATCCAGGTCTCGAGAGACCCGGACTGACGGGTGAGGCCGGCGAGTGACGGCTGATTCAGGCCGGTGATCGAGAAGTCGACATCGGTCTTGAGCTCGCGCGCTGCCTTCGCAGCGTGATACGCGATCTCGGAGTCGCGGCCGTACTTGTCGACCACTTCGGCGGTGCCACTGACCATGAAGACCTGAGACGAGATCTGCGTGTAGTTGCCACGCATCTCCGTCGGGGTCTTCTTGGCATCGGCAGCGTCCGCGCCTTCTTCGACGATGTTCGCTGCGGGCGTGTCGAGCGAGTCGATCTGCCACTGGTGATAGATCCCGCTCGCGGACGTCGTGCCTGCGAGTGTGAGGAACGGGGTCTCGGTCGGACTGATGTTGTGGATCAGGTCGGAGATGTCCTCCTTCTCCCCGATCTGGTCGGATGTCCTGAAATAGTCGGTGATTGCCATCTGAAAAACCTCATGTACGGCGTCTCGCAGCGGGCTGCTTCGCGCGCTTCGCGCGATCCCGAGCCATAAAGGCGTCCTGTTGTGCCTGTTTGCTCTCGGGGTTTGCTTTGAGGTTCGCCATAGCGACCTTCAGCTCATCGTTGGCCGTGTCCCCGGCTACGCTCTGCGTTCCGGAACGGATTGAACGAGGCTTCCCAGCCAATCGTTTGCGGGCTGCGGGCAGGGTCTTCCGTGTCGCCTTGTCGTATTCCCGTGCTTTCCACACGAGAGTGACATGGCGATGGTCGTCCAGCGCGTCCCACTCCTCGGGGCGGAGCTCCCCCCCGTCCGAGGCCAAAGCGTAACGGCTGAGCTGGTCGTACTCGCCGTTGAAATTCTTCTTGAATGCGGGGATCGCCTCGGCCAGCGCCTGGCGTTCGATCGGAACTCGAGCGGCCCGCTGCTCATCCCACAAGCGCGCAGCCTCCGTTTCGACATCCTTCTTCGCCTGCACCGCCTGCTGCACGAGTGCCTGCTTGCGGCGCATGTCTTCGATGCGCGCCGCGTACTCGCCGGGGTCGGTCGTGCGCAGGTGGTCCATTTGCTGCTGGGTCGGCCCGAACTGAGCCAGGCTCGCCTGCAGTTGCTCGGCCAGACCGGTCGCCATGGCGATCCGCTGCTCGTAGGCGGTGTGGGCCTCGCCCACCTTGCCTTCGAATAGCTTGCGTTGCTCGGCGAGCTCCATGGTCTTCGCCGTGTAGTCGGTCTCGCGCAGGAACCCGCGGCGCAGCTCGTGGAGAGTGACCTCGGAGCCGTCTGGCATCGCGATCGGGGTCTCCAGGGTGATTGCTGCGTCCTCAGCCTCGCCAGGTAGCTCGAGGCCCTCTGGATCTTCATCGGAGACGGGTGCTTCTGCGTCTTCGTCTTCGATCGGCTCTCTGGGGGGATCCTCGACAGCCGGGGCCTTGTCGGGATCGGGTTCGGGGGTGTCTTCGCCCAGTGCGCGCGCTAGGCGCTCATCGGTGGGCGGATCGGGTGGCAGTACGATCGGGGGCTCTTCCTCGCCCTCGGGGAGGCCCATCGACTTGCGCTTGGCGGCTGTTTTCGCCGCTTCGTTCTTGAAAAACGTCTCAGCGGCCTCATCGAGGCCCTCTACGGAGCTCCGCTGGGTCTGAAATTCAGCCGGCTGCGGCACATTTCACCCGTCCGGGGAGGACTTTGGGCGTGTAACTACCCCATTGTGCGCGTTTTTCACCCGTTGGCAACTTTCTCCTGCTGCTCGTCGTATTCGGCACGGGCCTTGCGGGCAGCCACCAGGTGGTCAGCGAACGAGATCTTGTCGCGCTTCTTCTTGCGCATGTTCTCGTACTCGCGCTCGATCTTCGCGGTTTCCGAGCGGCCCAGCTGGATGACGGCCATCAGATACTGGATGAACTCGTCGACAGCCATCACCCGCAGCCGCGCGTTCCAGGCATCGTCCGGCGTCTTCGCCTGGTTGAATGCCTCCATCGCCCATTCGCGCGTGGCCTCGAGCGCCTGGCGGAGAACAGGATGCCGAGCGATCTCAGCCGCCTGTTCTCCGCGTTCCCTGGGGTTCAGGGTTACCGGTTGGGATTCATTGGGATTCACCGCGCGCTCTTCCTCGTGAGCGCCTTGGTCCGAACGTCCTTGCGCTTCGGGGCGTCCTTCATCACCTGCTTGGCAGCCGCGCGACCCGCCTTGCGGGTGGCCTGCGCCTTGCCGCTGTTGCCGGCCTTCCGCAGGTTCTTCGCGGTCGTGCGCGCGGTCTTCTTGATCGCGCTGGCTTGCTTGCGTGCGGCCTTCCGCTCGGGCGCTTGGGCCACGCGGGTGTCCTTCTTGCCGATCAGGCCACCGGACATGACCTTCGCGCCCTTCTTCGCCGCAGCGAGCTGGGCACCACCCACTGCCTTCGCGACCTTGCCGGGTTTCTTGGCGAGTCTGGCGACCTTCTTCGCGGCCTTCACGGCGCCCTTCGCGGCCTTCGATGCGGTCCTGGTTGCCGTCCTTCCGGCCTTCTTCGCGGTTCTCGTTGCCACCCTGGCTGCCTTCTTCTGCGCTGCGGTGCCGCTTGCCTTCGATGCTGCTCCCATCAGACTACTCCTTCAGGCCCGGCGTCTGCGGGCGTTGGTTGTTCGAGAGGCGGGGGCGGTAGCTCCGCTTCCTGCCTCGGTTCGAATCCCTCTTCTGGTTTCGGTTTCGGCAACGTCCACTGCATATCTGGCGTCGCAGCGTAGCCGTCCTTCCGGAGTTTCTGAATCTCGACCTCGTGCTTGAGCTCGACCTCCTTGATGTTCAGCATCAGCTTGTCACGCTCGAGCTCGACCTTCTGGCGCTCGAGCTCCACCCGCATGAACTCGACTTCGGACGCGGCCTTCACCGCGTCGGCTGTCGGATCCGGCGGAGGCTCCGGCGGCTGGACCGTTGTCGGGTCCGTGAAATACTGCTCCGGCGATCGGAAGCCGAGCGCTTCGACCAGGTCGGAGACGGTGTTGTAGACGTTGGTCGGTGACACCATGTGGCTCAGCCCGGCCTCGTGGAGTTGCTTCTGAACCTCGCCAATGGTCTGCAGGTTCATGCCCTTCTCCATCTTCGAACCGTGGCCGAGGCCCACCGTCACCTGGCAATCTGCTTCGGTCGACCAGGCGGTCGGGTCGACGTGCACGTACTTGCCGCGCACGCGAATCGTCATCCCGCGCGTGTCGTGTTGCATCAGGAGCATGTAGATCTTCTGGAAGAGGTGCTTGACGCCGGTCTCCGCGAAGATCCGCGCGTACATCGTCATCCGCGTCGCCGCCGCCGAGCTCTGCACCATCGTCCCGTAGACGTGCTTCGAGATCGACTCGGGATTGATGCCCATCGCGTCGGGCGAGATCCCCGTGCGCGCCTCCTTCATCTTCGAGTGCATCTCCATCGCAGGAATGATGTCAGCGGCGTTGCTCTTCGACTCGAAGGGTCGGATCGCGTTGGGCGCATACTCCTCGATATAGCCGCCGGCTGCGGAGTCGAGCAGTTGGTCGAGATTCACCAGCGGAGTCGCCGCGTCGCCTTCGCCGCGCGACAACACGATGCTGCGCGGGTCGGTTGCGAGGTAGAGGCAATCCATGAACTGGCGCCACAGGGTGGTGTTGATCTCCTGCAGGTCGCTGCCGACATCGGAGAGCGACAGGCCATAGAAGCGATGAGGGACCGGAATGGGAGTGACTGACACAAACGGGTGACCGTTTGAGGGCTCAGCTGACAGCAGGGCTTGGCCGTAGTCCCCCCCGGTGACGACCTTCCACCACTCGCTGATGCCATCCCCATCCCGGTCCACCAAAATGTAGGACTCGGTGATGTAGACCGATCTCTGAGAGTCTTTGCGGTCGCCGAGCATCAGGGGGTGCGAGTCGTCCTGGCTGGCTCGAACGATCGCGTCCTGGTCGGTGCCGTAAACAGAGTGCGCGCTGGGAATCCGCTTGACCGTGGCCTCGTCGTAGCCCAGTGCGATCAGGGAGCTCTCGGTTGCGCGCACGCGGTGCGCTGCGAATCGACAGCTCGGGTCCTCGAGGCCTCGGCAGTCGCGATTGATCACGAACTCTTCCGGCGGGATGTTCTCGAGGCAGATCTTGCCGCGCCGCTTGTAGCGCACGCCCTCGATGTCGTATCGCACGCGCATCGGGTCATGGTTTTCGGGGAGCGGGCTGGTCTCGTCCAGGTCCTCGCGCTCGCCCGACTTCTGATTGATGTGCCACGCCTGTACGGCGCGGACTTCGTAGTCTTCGTCGTCGAAGACTGCCTGCAACTCCATCAGGTTCTTGCCCGCGTAATCTTCGAAGGTGACGGCGTCGGAGTCTTCGAACCACACCTTCACGATGCCATTCTTCTGTGTCAGCGCGTCCTTGAACATCGTGTAGAGCACCATCGGCCCATCTTCGCGTGCGAACACATGGTTGACCATCTCGGTCGCTTGCTCAGCGGAGTCGGTGTCTTCGTCGCCCGTCGGCATGAAGCGGACCACTCTCGGGCCCGAGCAGAAGATCTCCATCAGCGACGGGAGCAGCCACTCGACCTGCTCGAACACGTCGCGGGTGACCACCTGGCTGCGGCCTTCGCGCTCGTCGCCTCGAGGGTTGCCGAAATACTTGGCGAGCGAGTAGCGCCGCGCCTCTGAGATCCGCGTCCCGGTCCAGCCCAGGCCGGAGTCGAGCTCGGACTGCACGACCGCCAGCAAGTGACCATCGGAGAGCACCCACGCGCTCCCCGCCTCTTCATCGGATGCCGGCGGCTGGTCTTCGGGGTAGTCCTCGGGCACGTCAACTTCTTCGAAGCCTTCGACCGATGGGAACGCGGTCTCCTCCCCCTGCTCGAGGTCTTCGTAGGGTGCGCGCGTTCCAGGAATTTCGTCTGCCATTGCGGTCTCCTACGTCATCCAGCGTGTGTTCGGCTTGGGCCGTCGCGTGCTCGCGTTGTTGAGCCTTCCGAGTGATAGGTAGCGGAACGCATCCGCACCGTGTGACGCCCAGTCGTGTTCCGGGATGTCCGTGAGGCCGCCCGTCGATCGGTTGCGCTTGCGCCGGTAGGCCTCGAGTGCAGCGATACCGTCGCCCGCGTTTTGCTCGTCGAAGTAGCAGAGAGGGAGCGTGCGCCTAACAGCGTCGATGCCCTCCGATAGTTCTCCGCCCATCCTCACGACGATCTTCTCGAGCACTCGGAAGTTGATCCCGAGCTCGCTGGCCACGATCGTCCGCGCAACACCCGGACCCCAGTCACGAACTTTCATGTCGTGCGGTGCGATGTGTTCGCGGTAGACGTAGCCCTTGTCGTGAATCACCTTTGCGTAGTGCGGCAGGCCCTGGCCGGTCGCCTCGTAGTAGTCGATGATGTGAATGCGGTTGCCGATCTGCTGGTAGAACCAGATTGCGGTTGCATCGCGCATGCCGATGTCCCATGCGGTGCTCACCTGATAGGCGGGGTCGTAGGGAAACGATGCGATGCGTCCTTCTTCGCGCGCCTTCGACATGAGCTCGCCGTAGTAGGCGCCCTCGACGATGGCTGGGAACTCGCCGCGGATCCGCGACTGCCACGCCATCGAGTCAACTCCCCAGATCGCGAGACGCTCAGCTACCCACGCCGGCGTGATGAGCTCGGGGTGCGGCATCTCTTGATCCTTGATCTTCTCCTCCCACTCTCCCGAGATCATGTCGGCCTCGGTGATTCCGAATGTCTGGAAGTTCGGCGTATCCCACGCCGAGATCGGGATCGTGTGCACTGCCGGCGACTCGCAGTCGCGCTGGAAGCTACACCCGGCGATGACGGGGTTCCCGATCAGGAGTTTGCGCGCATGGCCCCCGGCCAGGAGCGAGTCGATCTGATCCATCAGGGCTGCTGAAATTCCAGAGGCTTCATCCACGATGACGAGGATGTGCGGCGCATGGAAACCCTGGAACCGCGACTCGTCCCAGTCGGGGGCGGTGAAGCCCCAGATCCAGTGATCGGCTTCGAACTTCAGCTGCATCGCTGTCGCCTCGCCGCCGAGCGGGATCTTCGAGCTCTTTGCTGCGCGGTGTATCTCTCCCCAGAGTACGCCCTTCACCTGGCGCTCGGTGGGTGCGGTGGTGATGACCTTGGCACCTGGGTGGCAGGCGCCGAACCAGAGTGCGACACGCCCAGCGGTCCACGATTTCCCGCTCGAGTGGCATGACGGGACGGCCGTCACGCGGTGGTCGCGCACTGATTCCATGATGGCGACCTGGGTCTCCCAGGCGTTGTCGCCGATCACTTCGCGCACGAAGAAGCCCGGATCTTTCTGGCAGCGCTCGTAGATCGACGCCGCCTGCACCGAGGTGCATTCCGGGACTTCATTGAACGCGATCATGTCGCCCGCAGTGCTCACCCTGTGCGCGAGCTCGACTTCTTGCGTGTCGTCTTCTTGCTGGCCGGCGGCGGCGGCGGTGTCGGCGGCTTCGGCTTCTCCGCCACCGCCACCTCTGCCACTCCCTCGCAGAGCAACGCGAGCTTCTCCCGAGACGAGATTCTGCGCATCATCACGTCGCGCGTGAGTTCACCTAGTTCGGCATTCGTCATGACGGCTCCCTACCGGCGCCGCGGGTCGCGCTGCTGCGGCCCACTCATCTGCTTGGGCATCTTCCCCAAGTCGGTGTTGAGCGGGGAGCTCTGCAGCGGCGTCGAGCTCTGGTTCTGCGGCATCTTCGAGCGCGGAACGTCCACCCGAGCCACCTCACCCCCGTTGGGGTGCCCCTCACGCCGCTGGCGACCTGCCGCCGGCGTGTCCTGCGTCGTGCCCTTCTTCGGGCTGTCCGAGATGTCGTTGTACTTGCCCTGCATGGTGCACCCCCTTATGGTGAGCTATAATTCATGGTCTGGTATGCCGAAGGAGTAGATATGACTCGACGCATCGAAAGTCCCCAGCACCAGGGCCTCACCAACGCCGAGCTCGTCCGGCTTCGCCGCGAGCGAGCCGAGGAAGAGCGCGAGCGCCGCCGCCTCGAGCCGCACGGCGTTTCTACGTCTCATCCTGAGCCTCCCCACCCATCGCCCACAACAGAAGCGGCAGGGTGATCGAAGGCAGCCACGCTCCGTCAGCTAGTGCCTGGCGGAGCGCGGTCAGGCCCCCCTCCGAGTAGATCCGCCGCATGTTCCTGAGGTCCTTCCGGTCGAGCGTGCCGTCCTCGATCGCGCGGTCGGATGCCTCGTCCATGTGCTGCTTGACTCGAGCTCGAGATTCGGGGCTCTCGTCGAGTAGCTCGAGCACCTTGGGCGCCTCGGGTCCGTCGAGCTCCTTGAACATCGCCCGCAACTGATCACCCGAGCCCTCTTCGCTCCAGTCGTAGGCGGTCCTGACCGAGTCCGTGCGAGACGGGTACAAACCGCCCGGCTTCACAGGCACACCGGCCTCGGTCAGCGCACCGTGAACCTGCGGCAGGTCGCGTGTCAGCCCGCCTCGGGGTCCATCGGTGCGGGTGACCACCGTCGAGGTTCCGCGATTCGACACAAAGGAGGCGTCTCCGGTGAAGCCGAACTCCTCGCCGATTCGAATCACTTCCTGCAGTTGCTCGGGCGACAGCGTCTCGCCGTGCTCGATCGTGAACCCGGTCGCCTGGCCGACGGTTGCACCTGCACCGCCGCGCTCGGTTCCCACCGGGATGTCCTTGTAGGCCTGCGTCGAGTAGGCGAGGCCCTCGTCGGAGCCCGACATCAATCCGCGGAATGCTTCGACCTTCCCCATCGCAGCCAGGTCCGTCTCGCCGACCTGCTTGCCGCTCTTCGAGGGTGAACCCGTCTTGCTGAACTTGCCCGTCGGGACGCCGGTCACGGTCACCTGCGGACGGGCGACTCGAGATGCGCCGGCGCCGGCTTCGATCGTCGGGTCCTGGTAGAAGTCGATCGCGTCGTAGAGGATGTCGCGCCCCTCGTCGTCCGCCCAGCTTGTCTTCGAGGAGTGCTCCGCGTAGCCGCGGTGCCAGTCGGCGAAGGACGAGTAGTCCGCCATCGCCTCGTCGAAGGCCTCGTCGAACCCAATGTTGCGCTGCCGCATCAGGCCTTCGGCCTTGACCACCGTCCAGATCGTCTCCTGGATGTCTTCGACCGCCCAGTCGGCGCGCCCGCCATGCGAGGCTTGCTGCGCTCGCTCCATCGCCAGGAGCATCTCCGCGTCGATGAACCGGTGCTGCGTCGGGGTCGCGTTCTTCGCCGACTTCATGGGATAGCCGAGCCCCTCCATCATCTGCCGGTCTGTGACCGGATGTGTCATACCCCTGGACCAGGGCTGCAGCGTCTGAGCGAACGGGCCCGTCTTCAGCGACAGCGGCCCGACCGGATCGTTCTGCATCTGCTCCCACTGCCGGCCGGTGTGAAGGATCCCGTCGGGAGGCGTGCCACCGACTGCTCGAGCGTTGTGCCCTTCGATCGCCCAGGCGTAGTTGGCTTGCGGCGGTGCATCGGCGCTCATAAGCGAGATCTCGCGTGCGAACCTCGACTGCGCATCGCGGCCCTTCGCCAGTGCACCAATCGTCTCGCGGCTCTCGGGATACCAGGCCGGCTGCTTGCCTCGAGCTCGCAGCGCCTCGAGTCCGCGCTTGAAGTAGTCGTCGGCGTTGTCGCGGAATGCCTGCAGGCCTTCGCGCCCGACCATCTCCGTCGGTGCGCCGACGAACTTCGTCTTCGCTTTGTCTGCGTATTTCAAGTGGTTCCCGCTGCGCGCCCACGCCAGCGCTTCTTCGACGGAGTCGGTCTCGCGAGCCGGAAGGCTGTCGCTCATGTTAGTCGGTGCGGGATGCAGCGCAGAGGGCTCGAACGGTTGCGCCAGGTCGTGCGCGCGTCCGTCGAGTGACTGCTCGAGACCCAGCCGCTGCTGCCGCTGCATCTCGGCCTCGGTCATCTCCGACCCGGTGCCTACTGACTCTTGCCGGCCGTATCTCGAGCGGTTGCGGCTTGCGAGGTGGACGAGCTCGCCGGCGTCGCCGATGTCGTAGCCGGCCGCTTCCAGAAGAGACTCAGCCAGGCCGTCGCCACCGTCGCCGGGGCGTGTCAGGCTTGCGACCGCATCGGCCAGGTGATCTTCGTCAGCGCTGCTCAGTCGGATACTGCCCTCGCGGGTGCTTTGCCTGACTTCGTCGACCAGGCGCGCGATGTCGTCGAACTCGCCTTCGAGCAGTCCCCATGTCTGCGGGGGAGCAACGCCGTCACGCTCGATCCCAAGCTGGTCGCGCGGGTACGGGTTGGCACTCTGACCTCGGCTCCACACGACGACGCCGTTGTCGTTCACGTGATAGCCAGCAATCGAGATCAGGTTCTCCGCAGACTCGGTTGCGCCGCCCTCGATCAGGTCGTTGTAGTTCCTGCGCAGGGTATTGAGCTCGCGCTGGGGCAGCTGCGCCAGGCCGCGAGAGGTGCGCACCTCGAGTGCGTCCAGGAGCTCGATGAACTCATCGGTGCTGCCTTCGACATTTGCCCACGGAAGCTGCGAGCCCAGTGACGGGCTGCTCAGGTGGTGAGAACCGTCGGGCAATTCGTCGAGACGATGGAGCGACTGCTGGTCGTCGGAGATCCGATACCCGTGCCGCTCGGCCATTGAGACCGCGTCTTCGACCTCGCCCAGCTCGAGCAGGTCGGAGATCTGGTCGGCCACGGTCTGGTCAATCTCGCCTGCGGCCTGGCCGGGCTCTTCCGGAGTGGCCAGCCGCGACAGTCGCGCGTCGACCGTGGCGTCATCGAGCCCCATGTGCGTCCCGATCCCTCGAGCGGCGGCGATGTCGCCCTGGTCGGCGACGGCTTCGAACAGGTCCTGCAGGTCGGAAGCCTCGAGGTTGGCGAGAGGTCCGCCGGCGGCGCGCTCGGCTGCCTCGGTGCGCAGCAGCGCCCGGCGCTCGAGGATGCCCATGTCGTCCCAGCTCGGGATGTGCGCGCCGGTGTCCTCATCGGCCATCGCCCGGTCGCGCGCCATCGAGTCGGGCTCTGCGCCCTGGGCCGGCTCTCCCATTTCGTGGAGGTAGCCGTCGTCGTCTGCGTAAAAGCCGCGGTCCCTCAGGTAGCGGTCGGCCGCGAGAGGCTCCCCTGTTTCGCGCAGCCGGTCGTACTCTGCGACGATCTCCGACCGCTCTCTGGTAGCAGCCTCTCGAGCGGTCTGGAAGTTTGACTCGAGGGCTCTTCCTGTGCGGCTTGCCGTTGCACGCAGCAGGCTTGATTCGCGCGCCGTTCGCTGCATCGCGGGTGATACCGCGCCCTGCTCGTCGAGCCAGCTTTGCGTGTCGGGGTGGCGGTTGGCCGGCGCCTCGCCTTGCGGCGGATCGACCTCGTCCATCAGCCGCTGCGCTTCTCGAGCGTGCGCTTCGGGATCGGTCACGCCCAGGTCGTCGAGGTCCTCGGGGCGGAGACCTTGTCGAGGGATCAGCGCCGGCCGGTCGCCCTGGATCACGAGCTCGTAGCCGAGCTCCGTCGCCCGGTCGATGGCGCGCTGCAGCTCGTTGGCTTCGATCAGCGCGTGCACTTCTCGAGCAGCGGCCTGCGCACGCTCGCTGAACCTGCCGGTCCCGGCGATCGCATCGTTTCCCGAGGCTCTCTCGTCCCGTTGCCGCATGCGCTGCAGCTCAGCGAGATTTTCCGCCGACTCATCGGGGATGCCTCGAGCCATAACGCGGCCTTGCGTGCTGATGTCGAAGTCGTACTGCTGCGCCAGCGCGTAGGCGTCGTCGAAGTCGCCGTTCTCCAGGTGCTCGGTGACGCGGGTCTCGACGGCATCGAGGTCGGTGCTCCGCTGCGCATCGTAGAGGCTGTCGTCGATGCCGCGATTCTCCTGCAGGTATGCGCGGTGCGACTGCATCCAGTTGTCGGCCCAGGTCGGCCCTTCGCTCGCTCCCCGCAGATCGGGCCCGAGCAGTCGGTTGGTCAGCGAGCTGGTGCGCCACTCGGTGTTCGCGCGCCAGGCGTCCTCGGTGAACTGGTCGCGGATGCTGTCGTCGACTCGGTCGGCGAAGTCGTCGGCGGCTTGCTGCAGAGTCGCCGCCCCTCGGTTGTTCCCGCTCTGCAGGAACTCTTCGGCCACGTCGCGCGCTTCGAATGCCACGTTGCTTCCGTGCTCGAGCTCGTCCATCTGGTTCAGGATGTCGAGCGCGAACTCGGCGTCTTCGTC